CCCTGTTTGTCCAAATCCACCACCAGAACGCTCTTGCTCTTGGCGGCCAATTCGGCGGCAAGATTGCAGGCGGTGACGCTTTTCCCGACGCCGCCTTTCAAGTTGATAATTGCAATGCTTATCATAGTAATCCTCCTGTCCCGCCGGGGCGGCGGGTGTTATTGCGGCCAGTTCATCTGGTCGATTTCTTCAAAATCTTCTTTCGGGGTCGGCTGCCATTGATGGTATTGGGGCTGCCATCGCATGGACACAACGCCCGTCGGCCCCTCGCGGTTCTTGGCATACATCACGGCGGTATCCTGATAGGCGTCCTCGCCGCGCAGCTCCTTGCTGTCCTCGGTGCGCCTGTTCTCCACAAAGATCGCGCTGTTGGCGTCCTGCTCAATCGTGCCGGAGCCGCGCAGGTCCTCCAGATTGCAGAAGCGGCCCTCGTTGCCCTTCACGCCGGCGCGGTTGATCTGGCACAGCTCCACAACCACGATGCCCATCTTCATGGCGGCCACCTTCAGCCGCCGGGTAATTTCAGAAATGCGCTGGTACTCGGTCTGGCGCGGGTCGGTGGGACTTAGCAGACCGATGTGGTCGATGAACGCGATGTCCGGCTTGTACTGCATGATCTTGGCCTCCAACCCGTCAATCGTCAGGTTGCTGTCGGCATCCAGCATCATGTTGTGGTGGCGGCGCAGGATGCCCGCCGTGTTGTCGATGATCTCCCGCTCACGCGGTGTCAGGGTCTTGTTGGTCAGCTTGCCGCTGTCGATGCGGCTGACCTTGGAGAGGATGCGGTCCATCAGCGCCTCTGCCGTCTCCTCCAGCGTCAGGTAGTAGACGCGGTACTTTTTGCTTAGTCGGCTTGCCAGATTGATGCTGAAATCCGTCTTGCCGCAGCCGGGCCGCCCGGCCACCACGCAGGTGCGGCCGCGGTGGAATACACCGTACCGGTCAAGCTCAGGCCAACCCAGCTTCAGGCTGGTGTCCGGCTCATCCAGCCGGGCCAGCGCGGAATCCAGCACCGCGTCAAAGTCCCTGGCCGTGCTGTCGGTCTGGGTGCTGCGGATGGCATCCTGCACCGCCAGCGTGCGGCGCAGCTGGCGGCAGACGCCGTCGCTGTCCATGGCATCCTTGGCCATGCACTTCATCAAGTCGCCCTGCAAAAGCGAGTAGCGGTAGTCCTCCAGAATTTGCGCCGCATAGCTGCCGATGTTGGAGACGCTGGGACAGGTCTCGGCCATTGCCACAACGCCGGGCCTGATCTCATCCGCCGGGCGGCCCGCCGATGCCCGGTTGATGACCGTGATGACGTCCACCGGCTCCCCGGCCATGGTGAGCTGCTGCACCGCGCTGAACACCGCGCGGCTCACGCCCTCGTCGAACATCCCGGGCACCAGCTTGATGATGTACTCCCGTGCGCGGGCCGGGTCCATGAGCGCCGCGCCCAGAAACGCCCGCTGCGTCTGCTGTTGCCGGCTTATAGTTGCACGTTCCATTCAAAAGCCTCACAAAAAATCAAGTATGTCGGTGTCCGGCCCGATCTCCCGCGGGCGATCCTCCGTGCTGGCAGGGCGCTGGGTGGGGACGGCATCCACAAAATCGTCCTTCAGGGCGAACAGCCCCTCCCATCCGCGCAGGATGCTCTGCTCGAGCACGGCGGCCATGTAGCCGTAGCGGTCACGCACGCCCGCCTCGTCGGCCAGCTGGTTGAGCTTGTTGCAGGCCAGCGACGCGGCGTTGACGGTCAGCGGATGCTTGCCCGCGGCCCGGGACTCCTCAAATGCGAGCAGGGCCTCCGTCAGCCGTTCATTCCACGGGAAGGATTCCCGGAGAACATCCCGGACGCTCTCTCGCGCGCCCGCCCGCGTATTGTTCTCTCTTGTATTGTTATTCTTGTATTGTTCTAGGCGACATTTTTGTCGGGGGGTAGGCGACATTTTTGTCGGGGTGGGTGCGACATTTTTGTCGCCCGCCGACACTGGGTGTCGCTCACCGACATTTTTGTCGGCCTCTGTTTCCGGGGCTTCCTTATGCGCTGCATCTGACAGCGGGGAGATGCGCCGCTGCATTGCGGCACCGTCCCGGACATTGGTCACGGCCACATAGCCCAGCTCCTGCAGGTGCTTCACCCAGCGCTGCACGGTGCGGTCGCTCGTGTCGTACAGCTCGCTGAAATAGCCGTTGCCGGCGTAGCAGTACCCGCACTGGTCGGACAGGGCGGTGATCTCTGCAAAGAAAACCTTCTCGGACGCACTGAGCCGCCTGTCGTACCGTACCGGGGAGGGAAGAATAGCGTAAAATCCGGGTTTTTCCATAGCTTGGCCTTTCTAAAAATGGCTGACCTTAACACAGGGGTGCGCCGCGCTCTTTTCGGCGCATCCCTGCAAGGTCATTTTTCAATTTTTCAACGTTTAAAAGGGGAGATCGCCCTCATCCTCGATCATGGCGAAGTCGTCACCCGGCCCGCGGCTGTACTCCGGTGCGGGCGCGCCCACTCTGGGCCCCTCAGCGGGAGCTGAAAGAGTCCCTGCGTTGTCCGCCTTGCTGCCGCAGAAATTGATGTTGTTGGCCACAACCTCCAGCACGGTGCGGTTGGTGCCGTCCTTGGCCGTGTAGGTTCGGCTCTGGAGCCGTCCATCCACCGCTACCATCTGGCCCTTGTGCAGCCACTTGTAGGCGAACTCCGCGGCCTTCTCCCACGCGATGACAGGTATCCAGTCCGCCTGACTCTGCCCGTTTGCGTCCCTGCGCCCGCGGTCAACGGCCAGGGTGAACGTCGCCACCTGCTTGCCCGTGTTGGTCTGCCGCAGCTCCGGGTCCCGGGCCAGGCGGCCCTGCAATGCACAGATATTCAGCATCAGATCATCACCACCACACTGCCGCGCTCCACCAGATCGGCCAGCTGCTCGCCCAGATAGGCGGCGATGTTGCGCTTGGCCTCCAGCTTCCACGCACCGCCGTCAGCCTCGTACAGTGCCGGGCGGCCATCTTTGTCGAGGCGCAGCAAGAAGTCGCTGGCGGGCTGCTCGACCTCAAGGAAAGTGCGGTAGGGCTGCAGGTGGACGATGGGCTGCACCGTCTGCTGCTCCTTCAGCACCGCGCCGGTGCGGACACTGACCTCCTGGCTGATCCCGTTGTCCACACTGGACACGCCCTGATTGACGTCAATGCGGCTCAGCAGGGCCAGCAGGTAGTCACGGTCATCGGTGACAGCGTACAGGCTCTGCAGTTCGATAACGGCGTGTTCCTGGCTCATGTATTGGTTGACAGAAATGCTCGGCACATCGCTCACGGCCTCATACAGCGGCAAGCGGCTGAACTCTGCGTATTCTTTATGCGTGTATGTAGTGTCCACCATGACCCGCCGGGCGCTGTCCACACGCACATACAGCAGGGGCGAGTGGTTGATACCCTCGGTGCGGATCAGCTTGACCAGCGCCTCCAGCGTGTCCACCGAGTACCGCACCGGGGACGGGACCTCCGGCCTGACCTCGCGCAGATTGGCGGAGCAGAACTGACGCCCGTCGCGCGTTTCCAGGGTGAAGGGGGTCGCCAGCTCCACAATACGGTTAATAGCGTCTTTCAAAAAGCTGTTTTCCATTGTCTTGTCCTTTCTGTGTGTTAATACCCGGCACGGCCCACGCGGGCCATTGCGGGCATCGGTGTCTCATCGCCGTCCATGTCCACCTGTCCGGGGACCTGCGGCGTCATCTCGGCCAGCAGCAGGCTGCCGTCCCGCGCCTTGGTAATGCACAGGGACGTGCGCACCGGCTGGATCGGCGCGAGGGTGGTCTTTGCCTGCGCATCCATGCCGATCTGCTGGCGGTAGTCATCCGGTGCAAAGGTCAGCGTGATGGTGATCTTGCGCTTGGCGGTTGCCGCGGTGTTGGGGTCCATGATGTTCGCCACGACCCGCTCAACCTCATAATCGGTGATTTCAGCAATCGCGCCCATCGCCATCTCCAGCACGCTCTTTTTGTTTACGATCTGGGGCATCACTCATCACCTCCAACTTTTACGCCCTCGCCCTGATAATGCCGCTTCATCATGATATAAGCGGCCTTCTCGGCCTCAAGGTCATCAGGGTGTTCTCTGCGCATCCTCTCGATCAGTTCATCGCGCCAGAAATGCAGAGCCGCGCACAAAAAAGGGATATCCGGGTCAGATATTCCCGCCTCGCCGTTCAGCGCCGTGAGGATGACCTCCAGCGCCTCATCATGGACGGCATCAATCTGTTTGGGTCTTACTTCTCCGCCCAGAACTTGCGTCTTAATAATGTTATCGACGCTTTGCAGCCTGGGCTTATACCATACATTCATCGTTTGCATCCTCCTAAAAACTAAATTTTTTCCCCAAACACCTCGGCGAAGCTGCCGGGGCCGTGGAGTTCATCAAAAGCAAATTGTGCCGCCTGTTCCAACTCCCGCCGGGCGGTGGGGTCAAAATGGACGCCCAAGGGCGGCTCATTGTGGTGGTTGTGGCAAAGCCAGACCTTGAGGCCGTACCGCTCAGACAACTCACGCCGCCCGCGCCCGAATAGGATGTGATGCTCCTCCAGGCCGCGCGTGGTGCGCAGATTGTAGCGCTTGCGGCACAGGTAGCACTCTTTATCGCTTTGCAGTATGCTTTTTGCCACGGTGCTCCTCCAGTCCGTTGACGGCATCTACCGCCTGGCGCACATCACCAACAGGCAGCTCCACCGTCGTCCAGCGGCAGCCGCACATCATGCAGACGCGGCGGCGGTATATCCGCCGGGTCCCCTTGGCGCGGGTGTCGATGACGCGCACCTGGCTGCTGTTGCACTTAATGCAATCCATCCGCACGCCTCCAGTCCCGGTACTGCTCGGTGGTTTCGGCATCGTCAACACCGGCCTCGGCCAGCCGGTCAAAGATGCGCTCAATGAAGTCGTGCATCTGCTGCCGGGTAAAGCTGCTGCTGCCCAGGCCGAGCCGGGCCATGCAATAGCCGTTGTCCAGCAGCTCCACCATCTGCACAACGCGGTATGTGTTGCGCAGGGCGGGCAGGGCCTTGACCGGCACGCGCCAGGTCTCCACCTCTGCGCCGAACTCGCCCAGCAAGTCCAGATAGCACTGTTCGGCGGTCACCCCGCCGGGCGTGTCGCCGCTCAACGCCAGCGCCAGCCTGTTCAGCAGCGCCCACATGAGGCGGTTCTGATCCAGTGTGCGCTTGTTCTTCACCGGGCGGATGTCGATCTCCACGCATAGGGGCTGCCCCCGCGCGCGGCGCTCCAGTTCGGCGTGCATCCGCTGGGCCTCCAGGCGATACGCACCGTCAATCGTCAGCCCGTCCATGTCGTTGACTAAGGGCTGGCCCGTTGGGATGTACCAGGCGGCCACATGGGCGATCAGCCGGCTTGCCATGTGATCACGCTCCCATCACGCTTGCGCACCCTCAGCGATGCCACGCTGCCGTCACCGTTGTAGGTGATGTCGTCCAGGGTGAGGGCATCATCCAGAACATAGCGCTCAATGATGTTGGTGCCGGGCTTGCCCTGGGGGACGATGTGGACCTTGCTGGCCGGGATGCGCAGCGGCGGCAGGTTCAGCACGCCCGCGCCGATGCTCCAGGCGGCAGCAGCGGCCAAAAAGCTGCCGTCTGCCTCGTTGGTGGGCGCGTCGCTGCTCACGCGGTAGGTGGTGGGGCAGGGGGCGTCCTTTGTGATGTCGGCCAGGGCCACGGCGCAGTACAGATACCGCCCACAAACGTAGTGCCGCACACTGTAGCCCGCCAGCCCGCCGGGCATACGCTCACAGCACTCCTCCAGATGGGCGCGCACGGCGTTGACATCCGGCCACAGCTTGATGCGCACGCCCTCGGCGTCCACCTCCAGGATGCTGAGCGTGACCTCGTCAGCTGTCAGCAGGGCGAGGTTTTTGGGGGTCTCATTCTTCTCCATGTTTATCCTCCATTTCCGGGCCGATGTAGACACCGGCCTCATTATAATTGCTAGGATCTGAGTAGGGTGTACCCCAACCGCACATCGCGCCATTGTACATAGCGGCGGCTTGGGCACGGCTAACACCAACAGCGGTGTTCAGTTCGTCTATACATGTCTGGCTGTTCATGCCAAACAGGGCACGCTCCCCGCGCACGATACGAACCACGGCACCGGTGTAGGGGCTTTTGGCGTAGGCGTAGGCGGGCAGCCCCGCCTCATCATAGGTCATTTTCATGGGCTTGGTCTCCTTTTTCGGTTTTGGCCGCTTGCGCGGCATACCGGCGGCAAGCGCCGGGTGTTTCTTTTTCCAGCTGCACACTCTATGTCGGATTGCCTCCGGCGTCACGGTCTGAGTGTAGCCCATCATCCTGCACACGCTGCTGATCGGCGCGCCGCTGTAGTAGTACAGGATGCTTTCCAGCATCGCCTCCGGCGGCACAGGGTTGCAGATGCGCTCAACAGACGGGCCGACGGGCCGCCTGTTTTGAGGGTGCGCCGCGCGGAATGTGTCAAGGCTTGTATAGCCCAGACTTTCCAGCAGGGTGCCCTCATCCACACACAGGCACTCGGCGCAGATTCTCAGCTGGCGGCGGGCGTTGGTGCAGTTCCTAAGCCTGGATTGCACCCAGGCCAGATCATCCGTTGTCATCAGCAGATCTGTCTTGCCAGCGCGGTGGCCGGGATGCGCTTGTCGCGCCCGGCCCCGATCCAGCCCTCAAAGTTGCGGCAGACCTTGCGCGCGGCGTAGGGGTCTGTGCCGTAAACGATGTGTGCGGCCTCGGGCACTGTCACCAGCTCGCCCGCAGCCTCATGCCGGATGCGCTCCAGCGCATCACGGTAGCCTTGCTTTTCGCGTGCCATACTTACCTCCTTGTAGCTTGTATCCCCGCTGTGCTATAATCACGGCAGAAAGGACGTGTATAAAAATGGATTGGTTATCATTGCTTCTTACTGCGGTCAGCGGCACCCTCGGTGTCATCGGCGTCTTTGTCGGTGCTTACATGGCACGCAAAACAGCGGTAGAGCAGCAGCGGCATATAGAATTGCACAGTGCCTGCTCGCTGGTGTTGTCCACCTATGCGCGCTGGGTTGAAGACCCGCAGGAATACCGCTTTGCTTTGTTGGCATCAATAGCATCGGCGCAGCTTTTATGTACGCCTGACAGCGATATAGACAAAAGCATTCAAGAGCTTGAAAAGCTGGTGATGATTACAGCCCATCCCTCACAGCAATGCGGCAACTGCCTGAATGATTTCCGGCAGAAAGCGCAGCAGGAACTCATAAAGCGATATGGCGATCAGCGTCTCCCCGACGTGAAGAAAGACGTGGGCAAGTAGTCCGCAGCTGTGCGGAGCGTCTTTTTTCGGAGCTGGTGACGGTTTATCGTACAGGCCATCGCCAAACCACGCAAGCAGACTGTCCTGCTCACGCTGTTCATCTTGCAGCATAGCGTTCACCTCCTTGTTGGCGTGT